ATTCAGCTGATAAAGGTCGTCCGTCTGTGCCAAGTTCAAGTCTTCTTAAATAGCCTTGACCTGTAAATAAAATATCTTCTGCAAGAAATGTATATACAGATTGTCCAGGCATACGTGGGTCTGGTTGTCTAATAAAAGGTGGGGCTTGGTATATCATGCGAAGACAACAATCAACAGCTGCTATCTCAATGGTGCTAGCTGTATTCAAAGCAGAACAATACGGCATACGTGGTTCAAACCAAGACATTGTAGTTGCTTAGGTGCTTGACTATTATAACGATTTGGTAAAGAATTAGAAGTTATGGGCTTCTTACAAAATTTGCTTGGTGTCACACCACAAAACGACGTAAACAAAATTGATGCAGCCGTAGCACCATACAACTACCAACAATACGCCCAACCTTTTGACTATTTTGGTTTATCTGCAGTATCCAGAGCACAAGCTATGCAAGTACCAGCTGTTGCAAGAGCTAGAAACATTATGTGCGCAACTATCGGTTCATTACCTTTAGAAGTTAGACGCGAATCAAACAACAGCAAAGTACCAACCCCACCTTTTATTAGACAACCAGACCCACGTATGCCTGGACAATCTGTATATACATTTCTTGCAGAAGATATTTTATTTACAGGTCAAGGCTATTTAAGAATACTTGAACTTGGCACAGACGGACGACCTTTATCAGCTGAATGGATTTCAGTAAGCCGTATTACAAGAACACTTGACGCACTTGGCCACAATGTTCGATACTACAGCGTCGATGGCACAATTGTTCCCGAAAATGGTTTAGGAAGTTTAATTCCTTTTACTGGTTACGATGAGGGATTACTTGTAAGAGCAGGAACAACAATACTTACAGCACTTGCATTAGAAAAGGCAGTTAAAAGATTTGCAGATGAACCAACACCTAACGTTGTGTTAAAATCAAACTTGCCGATGCCTGCTGAAAGAGTTACAGCCCTATTAAATTCTTGGAAAGAAGCAAGACAAACACGTGGCACAGCTTTTGTTAACGACACAATTGATTTTCAAAGCATAGGATTTAGCCCAGAACAATTAACGCTAAACCAAGCACGTCAATATATGGCTTCTGAAATTGCTAGGGCTTGTAATTTACCTGAGTACTACGTCGGTGGCAACGCAGGTGGCAGTATGACTTATAGTAACGTCACAGCTGAAAGAAGAAGTTTAATTGATTTATCTTTACGTCCTTTAATGACTTGTATTACACAAAGATTAAGTGATAACGACATAACCCCACGTGGTTCAATTGTTAAATACAATCTTGAAGAATTTTACAGCCCAAGTGCGCAAGAACGCGCAGAAATATACGCAAAACTTATCCCACTAGGTGTTATGACAATTAGTGAGGCAAGAGAAAAGGAAGACCTAATAAATGAATAATTTTATTACGTTCTCAACCGACATTATCGCAGCTAATTCTTCTAAAAGAGAATTGACAGGCGTTATTGTTCCTTTTGGTCAAGTAGGACATACCAATATGGGTGATGTTGTTTTTCAACAAGGCTCATTAAAAATCGGTGAGGGTATAAAACTTTTTACCGAACACGATATGACTAGACCAATTGGTAAATTATCAAGATATGAAGAAGACGATAAAGGTATTATCGGAACATTCAAAATAGCAAGAACAAATTCTGGTGATGACGCATTAGCCGAAGCCCAAGAGGGTTTAAGAACAGGTTTTAGCGTTGGCGCGATGATTGATGACTATGTAACTAAAGGTGAACAAGTAATTGTTAACGAAGCAACATTAAAAGAAGTTAGTCACGTTACATTCCCAGCATTTGGCGAACACGCCCAAATAACAGAAGTAGCTGCAAGCGCAGACACTTCACAACCAACAGAAAGCGAGGAAACTATCGTGTCAAACGAAGTTACCCCAGAAGTAGTAGAAGAAGTAGCAAAGGCTGTAGAAGCCCCAGCTGTAGAAGCTGCAGAACGCAACGTTCGCCCAGCAATCTTTACAGCACCAAGAAGCCCAATTGTTTCAAAGGCTTCATACCTAGAACACTCAATTAGAGCAGCTCTTGGTAACGAAGACAGCCGCCAATATGTAATGGCAGCTGACACAACCTCAAACAACGCAGGTTTTATTCCAACACCACAATCAACAGAAGTAATTAACGGAATTGCAAACGCTGACAGAGGATTTATTGACGCAATTTCAAAAGCAACTTTGCCACCAGCAGGTATGACTTTTGAAATTCCAAAAATCACTACAGCACCAACAGTTGCACAAGCAGACGAAGCAGCAGCATTATCTGAAACAGATACAGCAGCTTCATTCGTTTCTGTTGCAGTTAAAAAATTTGGTGGACAACAAACATTCTCAGTAGAATTGTTAGACCGTTCTTCACCAGTATTTTTTGACGAACTTGTACGCCAAATGGAATTTGCATACGCAAAAGCGACAGATTCATACGTAATGGGTCAAGTTGCAAATGACGGCGCATTAAACGCAACAGCAACAACAGAAGACGCTCCAGGCTTAATCACCTACGTAGCTTCTGCAGCTGCAGCTGTTTACAAAGCCTCATTAGGTTTTGCACGTAACCTTGTAGTATCTCCTGAACAATGGGGTAAAATTATGGGTTATGCAGAATCAAACGGACGCCCAATTTACACAGCAAGCAATCCTTCAAATGCAGGTGGACAAGTTAGCCCACAAAGCCTAAGAGGTAACGTTGCTGGTTTGGAATTGTACGTATCACGTTCCGTAACTGGAACTGGTGGAACTGGTTTAGGTGACTATTCAATGGTTGTCTTAAACCCAGACGCATACACTTGGTACGAAAGCCCACGTTTAAGCCTACGCACCAACGTAATTAACACAGGACAAATAGACGTAAATTACTACGGCTACGGCGCACTAGCTACAAAAATTGCAGCTGGCGCAAACTGGTTTAACAAGTCCTGATAAACCACTAAGTCGTGAGGCTAGTCTCGCCCCTGTGGCTAGCCTCACCCTAAACGAGAGGAAATAAAATGCCAGTATTAGTAACAGCAGCTCAGTTAAGAGCTGTACTTGGCGTTCCAAATACTCTTTACGATGACACAGCATTAGACGCAATAATTAACACAGCCGAAGACGCTATAGGTGATTTTCTTGTACAACATAAAGTAGCAATTGAAGCACAACGTTCAGAAAGTGCTACATTAACAACTTTGTATGCAACACAACCCCACAAATTTTACGTAGGTCAAACAGTCACAATTTCAGGTGTCACAGGACATAACGGCTCTAAAGTAGTTGCAAGCATTGTAGACATTTACACTTTTAAGATAACAACAACAGGTGCAACAGTACACGAAGAATTACGTTTTGAAATTCCTAATGGTATAGCTGCAGTTAATAGCCTTTCACAATATAACGGCAACGCAGCTGTAGAAGAAGCTGTGTTACAAATCGCTGTAGACGTATTTCAATCAAGACTAGCTGCAGGTGGCACACAACAAGCCCTTGATTACACACCAGCACCATACAGAATGGGCAGAACCCTTTTGTACAAAGTTACAGGTTTAATTAGTAAATATATTGACTCTAATAGTCAAGTAGGTTAACTATGCCTTTAAGTACGCTACGTGCAGGTCTTAAAAGCGCAATAACAGATAACACAAAATACTCAGCTTACGACCACGTACCAGAAATCATTATCCCACCAGCAGCCCTAATTTTAGCTAGTGACCCATACCTTGAACCAATGGTTATAGGCAATAGCAAAAACTATTACGTACGACTAACATTAGAAGTTGTTAGTACAACGTATTCTAACCCAAGCGCGCTAACAAACTTGGAAGACGATATAGAAACCATTCTGGGTCTTATTCCGTTAAACTTTATAGTTTTATCGGTAAGTAGCCCTAGAATAAGAAGCACTAATAGTACAGACCTATTAACTGCTGAAATACAACTACAAACAGCCTACACAGGCTAGGAAAGGTAAGAAATGGCAACAACTATTTTAAGTGGTCGTCAATTAACTTTGACTATTGCTACAGTCGCATACAGCGAACAAATTTTAGACAGCGCTATCAATTTTGATACCGAGCGTTTAACTTTTGACACTCTTGCAGGAAAAGCATTTAAGTACATTGATTCTAATGTTACTTTAGATTTAACTTTTTTAAACGACGCTGGCAAAACAAGTCCAGGAAGTTTATACAAAGCCCTATGGGACGCAACAGAATCAGCACCAGATACAACACTTGCTTTTGTTTTAACTTTAGCAACTGGCATAACTTTGACTGGCGCTGTATTGCCACAATACCCTGGCATATCTGCTTCGGGTGCAGACGCACAACAATGCTCAGTATCTCTACAAGTAGTAGGAATACCAGTAGAAGACCTAACAGCATAACCAAAACCAAAGAACAGGGGCACACAAATGCTTAAATTAAAAATACGTTGGGAACTAGAAACAGGTGAAGTTTATGAAGAATGGACTAGACCTAATGAACTTGCCCAAGCAGAAAAAGAACTTTACAACAATCGTTCAATTATTAAAATACTTAGCGAAGAAAGCAGTCCAAGTAATCAACTTCTTTTATTCTTGGGTCACAAAATCCAACAACGTGTTACAAAAAAAAATGAAAGCATTGACACTTGGAAACCTAAAGTCACCGATATTGCAGCTGTTGATTTTGAGACAGCAAATTTTACCAAGCCCGAAGCGTCGGGCGGATAGCAGTCGAGTTAGCAATAGCAACAGGTATTTCACCCGACTATTGGCTCAATGCAGAACCAGATATTTGGGCTACCGCTATAGACGTTTTAAACGAGCGCGCTAATGGCTAAAGCAATTCAGTTAGTCAAAGTTGATAAAGATTATAATGGTCTTCTTCGCGCGTTCAGTAAAATGAACGATATTGCTAAAAAAGATATGCAAGAGATTGCAGGAAAATTAGCTGAACGTGGTGCTAATTACGCAAAAGGCGCAGCTAATAACTCACCATACAATGTTAAACAAGCAAAAGCTGTATCTCAATCAATTGTAATCAAAGCTAAAGACAAAGCACCAAGTTTTAGCATTGGTGGTAATCGTAAAGTTGGCTCTAGTGCTTTTAGTGCTGGATATGTAATAATGGGTAATGAATTCGGGTCTAAACAATATAAACAGTTTCCTAGACGCTCTGGTAAGGGTGGTAAAGAGGGTTGGTGGTTGTATCGTGCTATGTCAAGATTTCAACCAACAATTGCTCAAGAATGGCTTAAAGGTTATGAAAAAATTAGAGATGCTTGGAAAGCAAGTTTATAATGGCTGACATTAGAACACTTAAACTCGCGCTCCTTGCTGACACTAAAAACTTTATTGACGGCTTAGATAAAGCAGATAAAGAAACTCGCTCCTTCACAAATAAACTTGATGACGCATTAAAAGCTGGTGCTGCTGCATTTCTAGCAGTTGGCGCAGCTGCCGCAACTATGGCAATTAAAATAGGTACAGACGCGGTAAAAGCTGCTATTGAAGACCAAAAAGCACAAGTCATTTTAGCCCAAGCATTAAAAAACACAACAGACGCAACAGATTTACAAATAGCAAGTGTTGAATCTTACATTGAAGCCACAGCCAGAGCCACAGGCGTAAATGACGGACAACTTCGCCCAAGTTTTGAAAGGTTGTTAAGAAGCACAGAGTCAGTTACTAAAGCACAACAATTACAAACACTTGCCTTAGACATATCTAGAGGCACAGGTAAAGATTTATTATCAGTTTCAGACGCTTTAGGTCGAGCATACGAAGGGCAATTTAAAGGATTAAAAGATTTAGGTATTGAACTTAAAACATCAATAACAACAACAAACAAAGCCAAAGTTTCAAAAGAGGGACTTGCTAAAGCCGAAACGTCTGCGGAAGGTGCAACGTTACGCGTAGCAGCTGCTCAAGAAAAATTAAACAAAGTCTTAAACAATTCTAAGTCAGATGCTTTAGACATAGCACGTGCTCAAAATGCTTTTGAAGCCGCGCAACAACGAGCTGCAGACGCCACAGGAAAATACGAAGCGCAACAAAGCAAACTTGGTAAAACTATTACCTCTACAAAAGAAGTGGCTGTATCTTTTGATAATATAGTTGGCCAACTTACTGACAAATTTCAAGGACAAGCTGCTGCTTATGCTTTAACTTTTGCGGGAAGAATGGACATTGTTACTAATAGTTTTGATGAAGCAAAAGAAAAACTTGGTTTTGCTTTACTGCCTTTTATGGAAAAATTGTTAACTATTATACAGCAATTGACCCCAGTTATTGAGGGTTTTGTTAGCGGTTTGACTGGTGAAGATAAAAAGTCAATGAGTCGGGCTTTTTATGATGTTGGAACAGGTGCGGTTACTTTTGGTTATGACTTAAATAGTGCTAAGGGTGCAGCTTATTTGCTAGGTGAAGAAATAAGACTTGTTGCTATAAAAGTTGGCGATTTTGTAGCACAATTGACAGGTGCAGCAAATGATAAAGGGTTACAAGGTTTCTTAGACAAAATACTTTCAATCATTGACGCCATTGAGGGCGCTATTAGTGCTTACAATCGTTTACCCGATGTTGGCAAACTTCTTGTAAACCCTGCACCACAATTATTAAGTTTAACGCCAGCCGTCAAACAAGCCACAGGTTCAGTAGTTAATATCTACAACAATGTTAAAGGCGCAATAGACCCACAAGCTACAGCTAGAGCCATAGTCAAAGTTCAAACAACAGCTACAAAAACTACAGGTATTAAACCATTTATTCCAGGTAGGTAACGATGACAGTATTCACACCGACCTACAGAGTTACTATTGCTGGTGTTGTACAAACTTCTACAACTTTACAAGACGGCACTATTACTTATGGCCGTAACGATTTCTTTGAAGCAACACAGCCTAGTTATTGTAATCTTGAATTATTAAATTTAGAGGGCACAAGCCCAGTAGTTGAGTTGTTAGACACAGTTGTTATTGAAGTACAAAACACAGCAAGCACTTTTGTTAAATTATTTACTGGTGAGGTGTCAGGTGTTTATAACAAGTTTGAGGGCGCTGGTTTAGGTGGTAAACCTAACACTTTACAAATACAAGCCGTTGGTGCTCTTGGTTTACTTGTTAAACGTTACGCAGGTCAAGTTTCTTACCCAGAAGAATTAGATGGCGCACGTATTCAACGTATTCTTGAAGAAACATTATTTGTTGCTTGGGAAGACATTAGTAACACGTTTACTTGGAATGATTTTACAACTGAGACTTGGGCTACTTATGGTGTGCAGGGTATAGACACAATTGACCCTGGACGTTATGAAGTACTGGCTAGACCAGCAGAGATTGAACAGGCTTACGAATTGACAGACACAACTCAACAATCAGGTTTAGGGTATTTATATGACACGCCAGATTTTGAAATAGGTTACGCAGACGCAGAACGCAGAAGCGAAAACTACACAACTAATTTAATAGAACTTGATGCTAACCTTGTGAACGCTGACATACAAACAAGACTACAAACAGCAGACATTATTAACAGCGTTGTTATTAGATATGACGACCCAGTTTTAGAAGTTGTAGCACAAAACGATACGTCAATAAACAATTATGGTTTGCTTGAAGAAATTAGGTCTACAATACTTGCTGAAACAGTTGACGCCACAGAACAAGCTACTAACTTTGTTAATTACAGAGGAACACCTAAAGTCTCACTAGAAGCCGTATCTGTAAACCTTTCTAATTCAGATATGACTAATACAGTCAGAGACGATTTATTAGCTGTAACTATGGACACTTTACTTTATTTAGACAATATTCCAGTAGGTCTAATACTTGAGGGTTATTTTGAGGGTTTTGTTGAGGGTTGGACTTGGACACTTGGACGAAACAACCTTGAACTAAATATGTCTGTTTCTAACGCAATCTACTCAACACTTGATGTACAATGGGAAGACTACAACGCTGTAATCCAATGGCAAAACTTGGATAATACAACTACGTGGCTTGACGTTATTTAAGAAAAGGATAAACTAGAGACTATGCCGAATACAACGAATTATTCGTTTCCAACGCCTGCCGATACTGATTTAGTAAAAAATGGAGCAGACGCAATACGTGATTTAGGTGACGCTGTTGATACAGCTATGAACACAGCTCTTGGTACTAAAAAGGCTGGAATGGTTTTACTAAACACAACTACTTTTAGTGCAGTAAGTTCTGTATCTTTACCTGCTAACACTTTTACTTCCACTTACAATAATTATGAAATTGGTTACAATTTTACTGCTTCAACTGCAGCGCAAATTACAGGAAGATTAAGAGCAGCAGGTGTTGACAATTCTTCAGCAAATTATGCTCGAGCAAATTGGGAAGCCGTACCTATTAGCAGTTCAAATAATACTGGTGAAACTTCTTGGATAGTTGGCGAGGCTCATTCTACAGATGGACAGAGACGAACTTTAACATTTAGGTTATGCGACCCAGCCACATCAGGAAGATACACATCTTGTATAGTAACTTTTTTAAGCAATGTAAATGGTACTCCGTACCCACTTATTAGATTTAATGGAGTCAATGTAACAACTGCTTACGATTCAATGACTTTTATTGCAAGTGCAGGAACTATTACTGGTTCAATTTCTGTTTACGGATTTAACCAATAGGAGATATGACAATGGCAACCGAAAAAATTATGATTCAAATTGGTGAAGTAGTACAAGAACTTAAAGGCGCAGATAAAGAAGCGTTTTTGGCTGACAGAGAAGCAACAGCAGAAGCACAACGCCTACTTGAAGCCGAGTATAAAGCTAAACAAGACTCAAGAGAATCTGCTATCAAAAAGTTAGCAGAAATAGCAGGACTAACAAAGGAAGAAATAAATGCAATCCTTTAACTACAAACAATTTTCTTTAGCTGCAATTGCTTTTTTAGCAGCTTGGCAGGCAACAGATTTCGCCCTTGACTATCGTGCTGTATTAGGTGCTGTTGTAGCTGCTTCTATGGGAGCTATGAACCCTAATGCTAAAACCAAGACTAAGTAAAGCAGCTGAGCAATTACGCTCGGAAATAAATACTAAGTATCCTAAACGCGATAAACGTAGTGACGGCTGGATAGGCGACACAGCACATAACGCACGTAAATCAGACCACAACCCAGATAAAAATGGTTGGGTGCGTGCTGTAGATATTGACTCAGACCTTGTTAAAGGCTCATCAAAGGAGTCCTGGCTATTAGCTGAACAAATTAAGATGATAGCACTAAAGGGCGACAAAAGAATTAGTTACATTATTCATCAACAACGCATAGCTTCATCAAAACAGAATTGGGCTTGGCGTGTTTACAAAGGTTCTAACCCCCATATAAGCCATATGCATATATCCTTTACTCAAGCTGGCGACCTTGACGGAAAGGCTTTTATCTTATGACCAAACCTAAAGCAAAGAAAACTGTTATTGAATTACCTGACGTAATGGCAGGCGAACTTGTAAGAATCATTAACACAGCACACGAAGACGGCAAACTTATAACAGGTTTTGTTTGTTGTTTAGAGATGTTTGACGGCAAAAAGAAAACAATCAAAATTGCAGCTAACGCAGATATGCCACAACACTCAGTATTTGGCATTATAAATTATGCAGCTGAAAAGTACCAGTTTACAATGTCACCTGAAGAAGACGAAGACTTTTATGATCCTGAATGGTTTGACGGACAATGATAAACGAACTAATTGGTATTATTGGTTTACTTATCACAGTACTAATTTTGGTTATGAAAGCAACTATAGAAATTACAAAGATGAAAACTCAATTGTTTCCTAATTCTGGAACTTCATTAAATGATAAAGTGACACGCTTACAAATAGAGGTCACTAAAATTCGTAGTACTATAGATAGTATTAGTGCAGAGTTAGGCAAGCCTAAACGAAAGAGGTAACTATAAAACGTTACGTCGTAATCTCAGATTTGCAATATCCTTACATTAAGAAATCTTATGTTGAAGCACTTCTAAATTATGTTAATTATGTTAAACCCGATAAGTTGTTATGTGTTGGTGATGAGCTTGATTGTCAAACTATCTCAACCTATGCACGTGGAACAGCTTTAGAATTTGAGGGTTCGTTACAAAAGAATATAATAGGTTTGAAAGGTTTACTCAAAGAATTCCGTAGTGCTATTGGACGCAGTAAGCCTTTCATTATGCAACGCAGTAATCACACAGCACGCATTGAGAAATACGTGCAAAAATTTGCCCCAGCGATGTCCGTTTTAGATTGCATTAAAATAGAAAACCTTTTAGGTTACAACGATAAAGAAATTAACATAACTTATAACAGGTCATTAAAAGAATTTACTAAAGGCTGGCTTTTAGCTCACGGCGACGAGTCCAGGCTATTTTCTATGGCAGGTGCTACAGCTCTTAATTTGGCAGTTAAAACTAACAAATCGGTTATATGTTCCCATACGCATCGTCAAGGGATAATGCGACAAAGTTATGGTTTTGGGGGCAAGCAAACAACTCTTACAGGTGTTGAAGTTGGGCATCTGTGCGACATAAAAAAAATGAGTTATTTGAAAGAAAACATTGCAAATTGGTCGGCTGGCTTTGCTGTGGTATATGAGCAAGATGGGGTAGTCAAACCTGAGCTAGTGTCTTTTAATAATGATGGGTCTTTTATAGCTGACGGCGAACTCTGGCGTTAACGCCGTTATCAAATTGTTATAATTCAATGCCGTGTTTTGACATAGGTAAGCCTTAACCTTTCTTTAACGAAAGGGGCAAATATGGATAAAGAATGGTATCCAATTTCGCATCTCTTAGCGCACGCTTATCACACTATGGATTATTACCATAGAACTAGGTGCATCTTTGATAAATGCGATTGTCAAAACAAAATGGCTCAACTGCAAGAATTCTACGGCATATTTATAGGAGTGAATTGATGGATTATCTAAAGAATTACATAGAAGTTAAAGACAGAATACAAATGTTTTATGACAAATTTCCAGAGGGTGTTTTGCATTTTGAATATAAAGGCATATTGGAATTTAATGGTGAAACGTATATTTATGGTAAAGCTTTTGCTTATCCTGATAGAGACAAACTTAACTATGCAAGTGGTTGGGCTTGGGAACGTGTACCTGCGCGAGGTTTTGCTAAGGGCGCAGAAATGATGGTATTGGAAACCTCAGCTTGGGGTAGAGCAATAGCTGCTCTTGGAATTGCTGTGACTAAAGGTATTGCTTCTAGAGAGGAAGTGCAACGCAACGTGAACTCAGAAAACGACCCTTGGCAAACACCACCAGATAGCCCTACAAAGACCATAGAGGGCAAAATTAGCCAAGAAAACATCAAGCCTATAGCAGGACAAGAACAAGGACTTGAAATGGGCTATTTTGGGTCTTACAGAGTTGCCACAGAAAAACAGGTAAACTTCTTGCATAGTCTATGTAAACGTGTTTATACTGACTGGGATAAAGAAAAACTACTGAAATATCTGCAATTCCTAAGTAAGGAACAGGAGTTTTCTAAGCTAGAATTTGCACCATACACAATTGTTAAAACCCAATTAGATAATCAAGAACTATTGGCAGATAACCTTAGTGCTTGGTTAAACGCTTCTAGACTTCCATCAAGCCACCAACAAGGTGAGATGGCATCTGCAGATTGGAAGACAGACCAATTTTAGAAATATTTTTAGTGAATCCATATTTTAATGACCTTGAACTACTGACAGACGATTACCGGAAAATAGCCGTTTGTGAGTCGTCATTGAATCCAGCAGCTGTAAATCGAACAGGCAAATATAGGGGTTTGTTTCAGTTTGATAGCAGAAGTTGGAAATATGTGGGGGGGTCTGGCGACCCTGCACGAGCTTCTGTGCGTGAACAATATAAACGCGCACAGATGCTTGTAGCAAAGCAAGGATTTAATAGAGCATTTCCACAATGTGCTAAAAAAATGGGGGTAATATAAATGGAAGTATTTACAGCGTTTCTTGGAATGTTTCTGGTGTTATTAGTGTTATTTATGCGACAATAGTATTTGGAAAGGGGGGCAAAAAGG